CCTTTATTCTCTTTGATTTATACCACTTAAATAACTTACCTAGTGAATTATTAACCTCTTCTGACACACCAAAACCCGTGGGCTTAACATCTTCAGGAATTATAGGCGTTGGGATGTTCGCTTGTGGTGGTGGGGGTGCTGGTGTTTCCTCTTCGATTCTTCGCCAACCTAACGCACAACGGCAGTTGATTACTTGGCTTGGGCCTCCCCTTCGGTCACCTGGAAACTGCATCTTAGCCCCACCAACCTCGAAATCCTCTTCTGCTCCTATGGTTTCGCTCCGTTTCATCTCGTTGTGAGAATTACGGGTTCTAGAATCCTTCTTAGCAATCCAATACTTACCCATTGTAACCCCGTACTTCTGAAACAATTCCTGAGAACCTAGATACTCACCGTAAGAAGCGGCACTAAGGGTTTCAGTTCGGGCTATTCGTTCAGCTTGGAAGCGTGAAGTTCTCTTCAGGTTCCTTAGAAACTTATCGTTTTTGAGTGCATCGGTTACCGCCCTTATCCCCTTTCCGTCTTGTATAGCATCGTAGACAACCGAATTAAGAAGCCTTTGCGCCCCAATCTCAGAAGTTAGGCTAATGGTCTTTATTTGGTTTAGATTGCTCCGAAAGTATTTCCCAATGGCCTCGGTCTTCCATTGCACCTTGGGGATACCTTCGCTTAGATCACTCTTAAACTTGCCTTGTGCGAAGTCCTTAACGAACTGGTCAGAGAACAAATAGCCAGCATCGAAATAAAGGTCTTCAACTAGCTTCTCTACATCAGTAGAAGGGTAGTTTATGGGGTAAATGACGTTTTCTAGGTTACTTAGGTCGGCCCCCTTTATATACTTTAGGTTAGCCTTGTAGATTTCTTCCGTGAGTTCACGAGCGTAACGCCTAGAAATCTTGTCCCTACGTTTATTAACGTCTAAATATCGCTTGTCGGCTGGGCTCATTCTTCACCTTCAAAGCCGCTTAAATCAATTGGCGTAAGGCTAGAAGGTACATAGACTTGATTCATATCAGCGTCCTCAATAGCGGCAAGCCCCATCATCTCACGCTTTTCATTCGGGGTCATCCAGTAAGCACCACTTAAAGCAGAAACTTGCTCCTTCTTGTCGGCCTGAAGTTCGGGAATCTCTGAAGTGTCAAACTTGAAATAAACCCCCTCGTCATTCATAAACAAACGATTGAAGGAATATTCAAACTTGCTCAGAGTAGGTAGGATAGAGTCCGTGTAAGCTTGCTTTCTGTACTGCTCTTGATTCGAGAAGGTGCTAGAATCGTTGTTATTGAACAGGCCAACGGGCAAATTATAGGCGTTGCAAACGTCACTAAGGGAAAGGTCTAGAACCTCCATTATCCCCATATCGACTGGAGTAATACCGAAGTTGATATAACCCAGGTCACCGACACCAACACCAATAGAATTAGAATTTGAGTTCTTTCGGACTTCCTTAATGCTTTGGCGCATCTCGTTAATCTCGTCTTGAGTCCACGCATCTTTACCCCCCGCGAAGTCAATTCCCTTATTGTAGAGAATACCAGCGGCTCCTTGGTTATCCATAGACGCTTTTTGGGAATCATAGCCACTATTTGAAGTCTGAATTGATTTAAAGGCGGCTTGTAAAGGACTTTGTCCATAAAGGTGTTCGCCGCTACCGAAAGCCATTTGCACGTTTTTGATGTGGATCACATTCTCAGCGTCCATCTTCGTGTTTATGTAACCTTCTGTGAATCTGTATTCCGCGACACCTCTACCGCTCTTACCTGAGATGGCTTCTATGTATACGCTAGGCAAAGCTTCCACGAGCAGAATTCGACCTTCAGTTATTGCGGTTTCGCCCTTCTGACAATAGATATAACCGTTACCCGTTAAAAGGTAGTTAGAATAGAGATTAGCTAGGAAGTCGTTAAAACTTTGGTAGCTATTGGGCTGGTCTTTGACCCTCTCAAATGGTTCGTATTCAATCTTGTTCCCCTCGGAGTCATACGCACACAAAGGAACGTTAGACATCTTCTTACTAAGGAAGTTAATTACTGAATATACGTCAGGGTTCTTCTGATAGGCTTGCTCTAGTAAACTCTCAAAGTTGAACGGTTGCCATATTGCTGAGTTAGCCCCCAAGTGGGTTAGCTGGGCCGTGAGTAGTTTGCTTAACTGCTCTTGAATCTTAGACTCTTTTCGGTCGTACTTTAGAAAGTCGAGTAATGCCATAGCACAAAAGTAATTTAGCCCTTTAGCCCCGTTTATATAAAAACCCCACGCTATACCTCAGAGCGTCAAGAAGGTGGTTGAAGGAATCGATGGGCTTTTCAGTTGGTCGTTCGTTTTTGTCCAGGTGCCATACATAAGACCCTAGTTCCCTCTCTAAGTCCTTGCTTCGTCTAGTATAAAGAACCTCCTTAGACTGGAGTAGTTTGATGCCGTTTCTAATAGAGTCAGGCCCCTTAATTGCTCCTATTGCGTTTAGTCCCCCTCGTCTTAGTTCGGCTATGCTCTTAGGTTCTGCACTATCACAGATAACCCGTAACCCCTCACATTCGTGTTTTATCTTCTCAACTAACTCAGTATTAGTAAGATGAGTTTCATAAACCAGTTCATCGACATAGACCCGATCATTATGCTTACCGACCTTTAGGACTGCCGTGGGGTCTTGGCTAAACCCGAAGTCGATACCAACGCAAACATCTGAACACTCCGAAAAGTCTAGTTCTTCGACCTTGGTGAAGTTTCTGTAAATTCTGCCCTTCTTGCCTCTGCCTCGTTCACCTAACCCAAACACCGCCCAATCTTCAGGGCTTGACGTTTTAAGGCTTTCGATTTCGGCAATGATTGATTTAGGTAAGTGTGGGTTGTCCTTGTAGGTGGTGACAATTAAAGCCGCATCTTCCCTAGACTCCACTTCGTACCACCAGCCATCTAAATCGCTAGGGTTGTAACTCAGCACAATGAACCCCGTGGTTCGGTAAGATAGTTGCCTGAATGACTCAGCGGTTATTTCATTACACTCGTCTAAGAAAAGCGCATCCCGTTTCCGTCCTCTTAACTTTTGGGGTTGATCCAAGCTAATAAACTCAACGGTGTTCCCACGAAGCTTATAGATTCCTTCTGTTTTATTGTGGTCTTCCTCAACGTATGCCTCAAAGCTTTGCAGAATCTCAACGAAGTCCCGAAGGGTTGAGGCTTTTAAGGCTGGTAGTGTTTGCCTAGCTATGGTGATAACCATCCCAGCATTGGGGTACTTATAACAAAGTTCAATAAGGAACTGAACGGCACTATATGACTTGCCCGACCTTGTGCCCCCTCTTAAACTGATTAGCCTTTTAGACTCGTGGTTTTCTCTTAGAAATTTAAGGTTCGGGTTCGTCATCCTCAATAGCCTCCTGAATCATCCAAGGGGGTAGGGTTATTTGCGTGCCGCTTTCATCTCTTACTAGAGCCTCCACACTTACCGCCTTGAGTTCAGGAATAACGAATTTACTGATTTTTAGAAAAATGTCAACCGCACGGGCTGGGTCAGGAGCGTTAGACCACACAACGGCCCCACGTTCGTCCCTAATTACATTCCCTCCCTCATCTCTTTGGGGTACACCTTCAGCCGTGTCCATTAGAAACTTGTGAATTCTAGGTTGAACACCGTCAGCCATCTTTGCGAAGATTCTTCTTATCTCCTCTATTTCCCTTTTAGAAGACTTGTGCCGCTTACTAGCTGACTTCTTTCGGTCTTCTTCGGTGAATCTATGCCGAACTTTAGCCAGGTGCTTCCCTTGCTTGGTATTAGCTAAGTTCTCCCTCGCCTTTTCTTCCTCGTTCATATTCTAATATTGCTTTCACAACGTCATAAACGCTCACAATGTCCCCATATTCGGTAATGCAAAAGGTGTTTTTGCTAATACCCATCTCCTTCAACTTGTTCAAAGTATGTCGTAAATACTTAACTGCTCGTTGTCCTTCGGTAAAAATAGTTCAGAAATAGCGTCATACGCCCTAATTTCCATAAGGTCTTCAATCATCTGAAGCTGATAGCTGGTGGTTTCGTGGGAAAGTATGAAGTCCTTGAGCCATTCAATGAACTCATCATACAGAAGAACGTGGCTAGCCGAAAGGTCTAGGTAGTCTTCAGGGGTCAGGTCGATTAGTTTGATTAACCGCATAGCCTCCAAGTAGTCTTCTACCTCCATAGCCTAAATATAGCTACTTAAAAGGGTGGGTCTTTTCCTTCGTTGAAAGTTTTTCCACTCCAAGATTGGTAGCGTCCATCGAAATAACTCCCCTTAATGCGACCAGTTTCCCCATTACGGTTCTTGGTGACCTTTATTAAGTCGAAGTATTCCCCATCTTCTTGAATGCCGTAAACTACTGACCTATAAAGCATTATAATAACCGAAGCATCTTGCTCTATACTCCCTGAATCTCTTAAATGGTGGCTATCGGGTTCCTTTGTTTCGGTGCTTTCTACGGCTCTACTGAGTTGGCTGAGTAGTAAAACGGGAAGGTTGTTCTTTTTAGCTATCATCTTAAACGCCCAAGACATTTCCCCTACCTCCCTTTCTCTGTTGTTGGTCTTCTGACGGGTCTTGGCTAGTTGTAAATAATCAACCACCACGA